ACGTCCGCACCCTTCAGCAAATTGTTAACGAGACTCCGAAACCACACCGGATCCCATTTGTCCGGAACATTCAACACGCTCGCCTGCGTGATACCCGGCTTGGAAATCAGGACGATCGCGGACATCAATATGTCCCGGGTTCGATGACCGCGTGCACATCCACAGTGAAAGTCGGGGTCGCGTCGGTGATCCTGAACTGCGGCACGAGGCTGCGGTGCTGACCAAGGTTCCACCAGACCGCGCGGTTGTCCGTATCGCCGGGTACACCCAGCGTCTGGCTCTGGTCTCCGGCGGCGTAGTAGCTCTGACCCCAGTTATCAGAGAGCAGCAGATCAACCTTCGGCGCGACGCCGGGCGTCGGGCCCCCGCCGGCCGTCATCACCAGCTCGATGCGGCGCGTGATGATGCGGTCGTTCATGCTGTAGATCGGCTGCATCGTGAACGCACGCACGACCGGGGTCACACCAAATTCCATCTGCGTGGTCGAATCAAGGTACCCGACCCCGCCCGTGCCCGCGCTGCCGATCAGTTGCAGCCCGAAGGCGTTGTGGTAGCTGAGGGCCTGCCACTGAATCTCTTGACCACCAATCTCCGACACCAGATTGAACCATTGCTGGGTCACACAGTCGTAGACGAACGTCATCTGCATGAGCGGGATCGTCAGCACATAGAACGGGTGCCCGTTCCATGTCGGCGCCATCGCATAGCACCCGAGCAGCAGATCGTTCTGGTCGGCGATCGCGAGCTGGTACTCGATGTACGGGTTCGACACGCGCACCGGGGTCTGACCCTGGCGTCGTCGCACGGTCAGATCGTTGCAGACCCAGAACGGCGAGTTGTCCTGCAGCGCGATAGAATAAGCGCAGCTCGGGTGCATGCCATAGGGCATGTACGTGTCGGGCGCGCTGGAAAAAGGGGATCCGATCGGGTTGCCGGTGTCGACGTATCCTTCCGTCGTCCGCGACCCGAACAGCAGCACCTCGCGATGATCGATACACATCCCGTAGAACGGGTCGGTACCGAACTGGCGCGTGACCGAGGCCGCGGTCGTAAAAGAAATCTGTGAGTAGCCCGAAAACTGCCTCCCGTCGTCGTTGAAGAACGTGTACGAGCCATGGCCCCCGTTGTTGTTGGCGAGGAACACGATATAGGTGTCCACGAACCAGCAATCAATTGCGCCACCAAAGCCAAGGAAGAACGCATTCGTCAACTGCGCGTACGTGCCCACGGCACCGTAGCCGCCCGGTGAGGTCAGGGTGTAGGTGTAACAGATGTCGGTGCCCGGGATGAGGATCACCATGCAGGCGCCATTGTCCGTCATCCGCACGATGCCGGTTCCGGTTAACGTGCCCGCGCTGCCGGGTATGGGTACCGCGACACCGGCCGCGCTGAGCGTGTAGAGTGTCGAGCCCGCGACCACGTACTCTTGACCGGCCATTTCCCAGAACCCGCGCACCGGCCCGATGCCACTGAACGCGGTGATACCGGGCCACGCGCGCAGTACCGCGGCCTGACCGTCCTTGTCATCAAACGAAACAATCTGGCCGCCAAGAGCGGAGCCCGCGTTCCCGTCCTGTTGGATCGGTTCCGGATAGCACCCGATCAGCAGCTTCGCGCTAGCGCGAAGGTCGGGCAGCTGGTAGGACGCGAGCGGGAGTTGTAGGGGTTTCGAGTCGGCTGGCATCTTACGCAGCCAACAATTGAGCGCCTTTGCGCAGATTATCCTCGGCTGGGATCACTTGTAGATTCTGTTCTACATGCAGCCCGCTGACGGTGGCGCCGTTCAGCGGAACGATATGATCAACGTGATGCGGAACGTATAGGTCGCTAAACGCCGCAGCGAGACGATAGAACGCTCGAATCTTGTCATGATCTGCCCAAGCCGGCGTGCGATGCCTTTGGTCGGCAGTCCGCTTCATGCGCTCGGCGCGGCGCCCCGCTTTTACGTCGAGACGCTGCCGGCGCGCGCGTTCGGAATCAGTTTTCTGAGCGCGGCGGCGTTCCGCGAAGTCAGGGTCGATAGTTATATGATGACGACGATTTTCATCATAGCCTCGCTTTTGCGTCGCTGGTCGCGTCTGCATTTTCTCACGCGAACAGACCACGCAATCACCACTAGAAACAAAACGGAAAGCCAAATGTCCGCGCCTACAGGGCGCACCAGTAAAAAACTGCGTACTGCCGTTTGCTTGCGCCGTTTCTTTACATGCGCGAGCAAACAGACGCGGATTGGATTCTAGTGTCAGTTCCACGCGGGACCTCCCCAAGAGCCACCAGTCGGACGCGACAACTCGCCAAGATCACATTCCACGTACCGGAGATAGCGTTTATTGAGACGTCGGTACGCGCCCTGGATCTGATTTCCGAGCGCCGTGAGGTCGTTCGGGTCCGGGGATCCCTTGATTGCGATGCCGTAGTGGACCGCGATCCACGAAGCTAGCATCAGCTTCACGTCGCCGATGTCTTCGTCTTTGAGCGGCGCGTTGCTGTTGAGGTTCGCCTGTGATTGCGGGAACCAGCCGATGCCGCCCCACCCATCACGCATCTGCGTAAGGAGGTTATCATTCATGATCGTCAGCGCGTTCGCACTCTGCGTAGGCGTAGGGGCGCGACCTTCGGACACGATTCCGATTTTCTGGTACGCCTCAGTAATCATCGCCTGAATGGTGCTGGTCACGCGCTTCCTTTAAAAATATGAACGGTCTGCTCTCAGACCGAAAGAGTCACGCCTAAGTTATACCGTCGGCGTTCACGTTGCGCGGTGCGGGGTGAGGGCCGCCCGCGCTGTTCTTCTTACTCTACTGCACGCGGAACCAAGTACGCGGGTTCACCGCGGCACCCGAGGCCGGCTGGAAGCCGTTCAACGAGTACTTGTACTTGATCGTGTTGCTCGCACTGCCGGCCGTGGTTAACGCGGCGGGAGTGATAACGGTCACGATGCCGAGGCCACCGACCGCGATCGCGTCGCCCGTATTCGGGGCGATCGTGCCCGTCACAGTCGAAGTGGTCAAACCGACGTTACTGATCTCAGCGCAACAGCCGTCCACCGGATTCAGTGGAAGGTTGACCGTGACACCGGTAACCGCCGCAGCGGGGAAAAGCACCAGCTGGTTGGTCTGCATCGTGTAGGTAGCGCCGGTAGGAACACCGACGGCGCCCGCGTAGAAATCGAACGGGATACCAAACACGTCGCCGTGCCCGTAGCCGCCCTGTATATTACTCATAGTTTATTCTCCTATGTTAGATTAGGCAGCCGACGCGACTTCGATATTCCGTACGGCCAGCTCTGGGTAGCTGAGAACCGCGCCGACGATCGAGTCGAGACGAGCCGGGAGCACGTCGTTAGACGGATCCCACTGTTGCGCGAAACGCATGTTGTAACCCTCGAAGGCCTCCGCAGCCGTCATCTTGACGAGTGGGCTGAGGTCGAGCATGGGAGGATTCGCGAACACGATCGCATCGCGATACCAGCCGAGCGACTGCTTGAGCAGCGCGCCGCTAAGCGCAGCCAGAGCCACGGCACCGGACTGGCCGAAGATGCTGATGACAGCACCGGTGGCCGGGACGTTGTCCACGTTCTGGTAGGAGCCGCCCGTGATGATACCCGGGGCGATAGCGATGGTGTTAGCACCACCGGCCATCGTCTGCGTGGTAGTCACAACGAACTGCTTCGGACGACCCAGGGAAGCCTTGGTCTCCGGATCCACGTCGTTGACGCCCGCGATGCTGATGATGTCACCAGCGTTCAGGGTGTCAGTTGCCGTCCAACCGGTTGTGTTCAGCGAGAACGTCGACACAAACGCGTTGCCCGCGCCAGGGTTCGACTGTCCGGCGCCGTTCACGGTCGGGGCGGAAGTGGTGAAGGTACCAACCACATGGGTCGGGAGCTTCGTGTTGCGGAAACAGACGTAGCCAGCGGCCTTGTCTGAGATCACACCTTCGAGCCACTGATCAGAGATCGTGCTCTCGGGCTGGAAGAGACCTTTGTTGTCCTTCACGAAGTACCGCGAGGTCTGCGGGGTGGCCGTGAAAGTCCGCCGGTTATCTTCTGGAGCCAGCGCTTCCGTCAGGTACTGCTCGTTCTGGAGCAGGTTGTCGTAGATCGCTGTGGTGTTGTACGCGCCAGTGAACTTCGGCACGTTGTTGACCTGACCGGTGGTGAAGTTTTCCACTCCGGCGGCCAGACGGGCCATGGCAGGCTCAAGCACCTGCTCTTCAAAGTTGTTCAGCAACATCGCGCGCTCCACCGAAGTGAAGTTGATGTCGACGCCGAGCTGCTGGTTGACCAGCAACGTGGCGAAACGCTGAACGCTGTTCTGGGCGTTCATCTGCGGGCCGGTACGCAGAACGTACTGGAACGGCAGACGGATCGAGAGCTGCTGACCAAGGATGACGCCGTTGATCGGTCCTGGGAGCAAGCTCTGGTAGTCCCGGTTTGTACGACCGGTGAAATTGCTCTTGGCGTGGAGTAGTACCAGCGCCTTACGAGCAACCCATTGGGCCGTGATAAGTGAGTTAGCCAATTAAAACCCTTCCGAGTTATTTTTCAATTCAGCCCGCGTTGCTTGCGATTCTGCGCGCGCGCGGCTTGTGTGCGATCCCTGTGCTGACGTGCGAAATCATCCATCGACACACTAGGGTCGAGGGGGTCTCGCACCGCCGCACGTCCGCCGGCCTGGGTCGGCCGCGGGGGCGGGGGCGCTTTGGTGATGGACTTCGTTGCGCCCGGTTTCGCACCGGGCTGTGGGGTTTTCGTTCCCGCGGCCTTCTTCTCGGCCTTGATGTCGGCGATCATGTCGGCGACGATCAACATCTGTTGGACCGGATCAGCCTTCGCGGCACGTACCGCTAAATCAAGATCCTTTCCAAACCGGTACACTAGGTCAGCGGTATATTCAGATCTGCCAACCATTCCAGCTGCCTGTGGGGCCAACTGATTGGCGTGCAGAACCTTATTCTTTTTTACCACTGACTCGAAGTCATCGTGTGTCTTCGCGAAGGTGTCCATCTTCGCGTCGATTTCCGATCTCAACTTCTGGGTCTCGGTCTGACCTGTCCGCCGCTCAAGGGCGCGATCGGCGGCGACTTCAGCTCGCGCATCGATCCACTTCTCAGTTTTAGCCTGCAGTTTATCAGCATCGAAGTTGACATCCTCATCCTCCATCCGAGGCATGGGTTTGTCACCAAGCGATACCGCTGCGGGGCTAGCCTTGAACGGCGTCTTCAGGCGTTCGAGTTCGGCGCGTAAGTCCGTCACCTCGGCCGCCTTCAGTTTGCCGTATTCCTTGTAGCCATCCGCAAGATCAAGAACTTCCACAATGCGTTCCGCGGCGGAGCCTTTCTTCGGTGCCTGACGCACGGCAGCTTCCTCTTCAGTCTGCTGCTCGCCTGTCAGGTCCGCGTTAGGTTCCGGTTCATTGCCGGGATCAACGGCGGAGGCGGACGATTCCTCCGATTGTTCGTCCGAAGTCCCCTCACCCGAATCGGTCGGGTCGCCGAGTTCACCCTCATCGATGACCGGGGCGTCATCAACAAGTGAGTCCTGGACTACGGCTGCGGCTGCAGCCGGGGTGCCCCCAGGCGTGGCATCTAAATTTTGTCCTGCTTTAACGGCTGCGACAGCAGATGCGTCGGCGGCCCGAGCGGGAGTAGCTCCAGCGAAGGGGTTAGCCTTGTCTGAAATTTTTGTCTGCGGCTTTTTTTCATAGGCCGAAAGTTCATCACGTGTGAAAGCCATGTCAATCTCCAATTACACGGCGATGCGCTGCCGCGAGGCGAGTCTCACCAGACTGGGAATCAAGCGGCCTTTGCCTTCTTGGGTTTGGCAGCGGCCAGCGCCTTGGCGGCGGCGACCTTCTGCTCGTTCAGCTCTCCCTGATGCTTCAGGGTCAGCTGATGTTTCTCGTGCATATGCGCCATCTCGGCCTGATGCGATGCATGCGCGTGCGCGATGTCGGCCTCGTGCTGCGAGCGCTCCTTCAACAGACCCGCGACGTGCGCTTGGTGCTCATGAGTCAGATCGGCAACGTGCTGCTGCTGGCCCTGCTGCTGGTCTTGCGCGTGCGCCTGCGCGTCCTGCTGCTGGCCCTGCGCGTGCGCTTGCGCATCCTGTTGCATCTCCTGCTCCTCCGCCTGCTGAGCGGTGGCCGCGGCCTGTGCGTCCGCGCCGATGTCGTGCGCGATCTTGATGTTGCCGAGATGCTTGCCGGCGGTCTCGACGTGCAGCTTGTGCTGCTCCACCGGTATCATCTGAACCTTCGATTGCGCGAGCGTGGCCTCAGCGCCCGTCTTCTGAACCTTAGCTGTCAACAACGCCTGCTGCGCCTCCTGGGCCTGTTGCTGCGGCGTCTTCTGCTGACCAACTCCGGCTTTCTTTTCCGCCTCGGTCGGCTGGATGAGTCCTTGTTGTATCAGCGGAATCCGCAGCCGGCGCGACATCTCTTGCGCGTCCGGCGTGTCAATGTTCTTCGCGAGCAGGTCCGCGATCATCGGTGCGGTCTGCGGCAGCGCCTCACTGAACGAGATCAGCGTATCGAGTGCCTGCTGGCGGGCCGTCTCGAAGTTCGGGCCAATGGTGACCGTGACATCGTACTCACCCTTGCTCAGGTCGTTGATCAGGTCGTCGGTGCCTTCCTGGGCGCCGTTCACCGTGACCATGGCCTCCACGCCATCGTGCCCGATGATGCGCTCGACGCGCTCGGAGTCCATGACGGTCGGGATCATGTCAACGAACATCTCCCAGGTCAGCTGCAGAGCTGACTGGAATCCGTCCGTGAATTCGTAGCTGCCCAGGTCCGAACGCTTCGTGTGCTGCACGAGCGCCTTGCCTGAGACGCGGTTCATGTCTTCGGCGTTGCCGAGCGCCGGGTCGAAGTAACCGATGGTGGCCTGGATGTCCTGAATCGACATCTGCGCGAGCGCCATGGCGCCCTGCGGCAGATCGAGCGGCGGGGTGCGGAACGGCATCCCGCCTTCCGGCGCCTTAGCGTCCACGTTGTACGGCAGGTACGGCCGCGACTGGACGTTCGCTTGGTTCCAGTCGTTCTCGTAGCCCTTGATCATTGCCTCGGTGACGAGGTATGGCGCCTTCGGAATGAGCGCGCTACGCTCGATCATGTCCGAGGCCCGGGAATTGTAGCTGCGCTGCGCGTCCTTGGCGTGACGAATCAGCGACTGAAACTTCTTGCGGCCCTCGATGTTGATGTACCGGCCGGGGCAGCGGACCACGGGGATGCGCTTCCAGTCGTAGTAGTACGGGCCTTCGAGGACATTCGATCCGTCGACCTTCACCCACATCACTTGCCAGACGACGGTGCGCCGCACCATCTTGTTGCCTTGCTTGTCTTTGGCAATGCGCGTGGTGCCGTGCTGCTCGTACGTGATCCGGTGCTCGTCAAAGTGCGCTTCCTGCGCACGCAGATCCGCGTCGTAGTCTTGGACGGTGCCATCCGTCATCTTCGCAATCTGTTTCTCGCGCGGCACGCGCTCGAAGTACTCCGCGATCCGGACTTCCTGATCGGTGAACCAACCGTAACTGTCGCGCGAGATAGCGAAACTCTGGCCGTTGCCGTCCTTGTAGAGCGCGTGGTAGACTTCTTCCGCGATGCGCTCGGTCACGACACAGCGGTTCGCGTCCCCTGCGCAGGCGTCCGCGCACTGCGGATCCCAGATCACGGTCTGCGGGTTCGCGATGTTGATGAGGCGCAGCACCTGATCGAAGGCGCCATCCCCGTCGTCTTGCATGTACGTCGGCATGATACGCCACGCGCCGAAGCCGCCCGCGACGGAGAACTTGAACTGTTCTTTGTATATCTGATCGGCGCGCGAGCACTGCTCGATCGAGCGGCACAGGCCGCCGAAGACTTCGGCAACTGGCACGCTCGCGCCTTTGCTGGCCGGGCGCACCTTGCCTGCGGGGCGCGTCTGTCGCATGTCGGCCACGACGATGTTAACCGGCTGCAGACACCGGTTGAATGTGTAGCAGGGCTTGCCGCGGCGGTTCTGAAGGACGACCGGATCCCACTGGCCCATCGCCTCAGAGTTGTAGATGAAATTCAGATCTTCCGAGTGCATGCGGCGGTTTTCTTCCCACGCTCCAACACCCTCGTCATAGAAGTTACGGATGCGCGACATGAGCGCGCCCTCGTCCTCGATGTCGAACCCAGGATGATCAGGCAGCGGCCCGGTCTGGCCGGGCACACTTGATACTAAATCCCAGTTCTCGCCTGAATTTCCGCTCACGGCTTAGAAGCCTTCGTAATCGTCATGGATCATGTTGGTAACTCCTCAATTATGGCGCGCTGGTTGTCGCCGACAAACGCGCCGCCCCAAGTATTAGGCGCAACGTAAACAGGTTGACCGGGCGCGTCTTCCCACTGATGAATCGGCTTGCCATCCTTCGTCTTGCGGCCTGTGTCCTTCAGTTCCTGATATTTGATCCGGAGCTGGTTACGGATGGCGCGATTCAGGAAGTCCAGGCTCTTGACCTTACCTTTGCGCTCGACCACGAGATTGCGTGTACCCGCGGTGATATGCGGTGAATATGTCCCGAGTTTCATTTTCTTGCCGGCGCCATCGACCAACCGCACATCGCGATCCTGATCCATGAAATCTACTGGTCGGCCCTCGTAGTCGGTCAACTTGTCGAACTTCCAGTCCTTGCTCTTGACTACCTGCACGACGGCGGTGCCATCGTCGTTCTGAACCGTTTTAACGTGTTCCACGTCTGTCGCGCTC